CATGGTCCAACTAAAGATCGTGTTAAAACTGTATTAGACGCTTTAAAATAAAATATTTATTAACATAACAAAACAAATCATGGCAGATTTCGACTACAAAAAGTTTATAACTGAAGCAAAACTTAAAATTAAAGTTCCTGTAAAGGAAATGGCACGTATTGCTAAAGAAAAATATAAATTAAATCCTGACTTTCCAGAAATTAAAGACAGAATTAAAAACCCATCAGGGTATAAGACAGATAGAAAACAACAAGTAATTAACTACTTTATAGCTCAAGCTAAAGAACAAGGTATTAAACCATTTGAGGTTGAGTTATTAAAGAGCGACATTGAAAAAAATTCTGCTCCTGGAGTTAATTGGTCTTTCACACCTGATATTCGTACTCAATTATTACAAGCAACTACTGTTAAACCTACAACAACCACTGATGATGAAGAAGAAGGTGGTTATTTTGGTGATTATGATGATGCTGAAGATATGTTTATAGGTAAGTCAAAACTTAAAGGTAGAAAAGCAATGGGTAAAGATGATGAAGAAGGTCCAACAGAAAAAGACTTAGCTAAACTTAAATTACCAAAAGCTACACCTTTAAATTCTAAAGTAGGAGATTTCTTTAACAATTACTCAGGATTGATAGATAAAATTATTAAGAAATATGCTACATCAACTATGAAAACAGGTCGTGTAGTTAAAGAAGCTGAAGATGGAGGAATGTCAAGTGCTGATTTAAAAGCAGCTAATGCTAAATCAAAAGAAACAGCTAAAGAAGCATTACCTGAATTAATTAGTCAACTTGTAGATGCTCTTAAAGCATTAAAATCAGAAGATCAAACAGCATATGTTAAAGTATTAAACGATCTTGACAAATATAAGTTTACACCTACAAATACTAAGAATGTTCTTAAACAACTTCTTAAAGCATTAGATGAACCAACAATGCCTACAGTAGCAGGTAAAAAGAAGAAGAGTGATGATGATGAATTAAAAGCTCTAGGAATTGATGATGAACCAATCACATTAGACGGAGAAGAAGAAATTTAAAAATTATGAAAAAATACATTTTACCAGTTATTTTACTTTTAATTGTGTTATGGCTTGCTTTTGATAAAGTAACTAACATTGGATTAACAAGTGAATTTAAAGCAAAACAAGACAGTTTAGTACACGCAGTTGATTCAATGCAATTAGTGATAGCTAAAGAAGACGCTGTTATTGATTCATTAAACTATGTAGATAATGTTTTATCTGATAAGTTAGCTCATCAAAAAACTAAAGTTAAAACTATTGTTGAATACATTGAGGTAGAAAAAAACAATATTGATGGTTTTTCTAATCCTGAATTAGTGAGCTCATTTAATAATCGTTATCCAACAGACACAATATCAAATCCATTACTAGTAGCACAACCAGTATTAGTTAGTGCCGCTAAGGATTTAGTAGAATTAGATGGTGCTAAACAAATTATAGTGTTAAAAGATAGTTCAATTGCTACTTTAGAAGAAAAAGTAACAAATAAAGATAGTGTTATTAGTAAGTATGTTTCTAAAGAAAATACCTACAAAAACATTATGACTAATCAACAAACACAAATTAAAGATTGGAAATTCCAATATAGCGCTTTACAATTAGAAAATACTAAATTAAAAGCTAAAAATAAGTTTACTAAAATTGGAGCTGGCTTAATAGCTGGTGGATTAGTATATTTAATGTTAGTTAAATAATAGTACTTAATCGCATGCCGTAAGATCTGCCTTAAGTCAAGTACCCCGCTATAATCTCAGTATTATAGCTCTAGAGTCTAACCCCGTAAGGTTAGGCTCTTCTTATATATTTATATACAACAAATTATATGAGTGACCAACAAAATATAAAGGATATAATTAAACAGGAGTATATCAAGTGTGCTACTGATCCTGTTTATTTTATGAAAAAATATTATTGGATCCAGCACCCACAACGTGGCCGCATCCAATTTAATTTATATCCGTTTCAAGAAGGAGTACTAAATCAGTTTAAGAAGAATAGATATAGTATTGTAAATAAATCAAGACAGTTAGGTATTTCTACCTTATCATCAGCATATTCATTATGGTTGATGTTATTTCAAAAAGATAAAAACATTCTTTGTATCGCTACTAAGCAGGAAACTGCTAAGAACATGGTTACTAAAGTACGTTTTGCTTATGAAGCTTTACCCTCATGGCTTAAATTAAAAGCAATAGAGGATAATAAATTAAGTCTTAAATTAGCTAATGGCTCTCAAATCAAAGCAGTAGGTGCTACAGGTGACGCAGGTAGATCTGAAGCTGTATCCTTACTATTACTAGATGAGGCTGCCTTTATTGAAGGTATAGATGAGATTTTCGCTTCTGCTCAACAAACCTTGGCTACAGGAGGACAATGTATAGCTATATCAACTCCATTTGGTACAGGTAACTGGTTCCATAGAACATTTATTGGAGGAGAAGAAGGTAAAAATGGATTTGTATCTATAAAATTACCTTGGACAGTACATCCTGAAAGAAACCAAAAATGGAGAGATGAACAAGACGCTATTTTAGGAATTAGAAATGCTGCTCAAGAATGTGATTGTGACTTTACAACTTCAGGTGATACAGTAGTAGAACCAGATATTTTAAATTTTTATATTCAAACCTACCAAACTGATCCAATAGCTAAAGGAGGATTTGATGGTAATTTATGGCGTTGGGAATATCCTGACTACTCTAAAAATTACATTGTGGTAGCTGACGTCGCTAGAGGTGATGGTAAAGACTATTCAGCATGCCATGTTATTGATATTGAAAGTGCTAAACAAGTAGAAGAATATAAAGGACAGTTGGGTACTAGAGACTACGGACATTTATTAGTATCTATAGCTACCGAATGGAATAACGCCTTATTAGTAGTAGAAAACGCTAATATAGGTTGGGATACAATACAAACAATATTAGACAGAGGATACCAAAATGTTTATTATTCATCTAAATCAGATACTGCTAATATTACAATGGATAATTTCTTAAGTCGAAATGATAATAATTTAGTACCTGGATTTACAAACTCAATTAAAACTAGACCACTTGTTGTGTCTAAATTAGAAGCATACATGCGTGAAAGAGCATGTATTATACAATCACGTCGAACATTAGAAGAATTAAGAACATTTGTTTGGAAAAATGGTAAAGCTCAAGCCAATGATGGATATAATGATGACCTTGTAATGGCATTTGGTATTGGTATGTTCTTACGTGATACAGCTTTAAAATTTTCTCAAGCAGGTATGAATTTAACTCGTGCTTCACTTGGAGGTATAGGAAGAATTTCGTATAATACCGGGCCAACTAGTATGTACTCCCCGCATAGTCCACAAAATAATAACCCGTGGCAAATGGATGATGGTGCAGGACGTATGGAAGACATCAGCTGGTTGGTATAAACAAATATTTATAACATATACAAACAATTATGGGATTATTTGACAATCTTAAACGATTATTCTCCTCAGATGTCGTTATTCGTAACGTAGGAGGTGATGAATTAAGAGTAATAGATACAGATCGTATTCAATCATTAGGTACCTTACAAACTAATGCATTGGTTGATAGATTCACTAAAATCTATACTACATCTGGTGCTGGCATTTATAACGTAAATAACGTTTATAATTATCAGACATTAAGAGTACAGCTTTATACAGACTATGAATCAATGGATACAGACGCTATTGTAGCATCTGCATTAGATATTATAGCTGATGAATGTACTTTAAAAAATGAGCATGGAGAAATGCTTCATATTCGTTCAGCAGACGAAAATATTCAAAAAATACTTTACAACTTATTCTATGATGTGTTAAACATCGAATTCAACTTATGGAGTTGGGCTCGTAATATGTGTAAGTATGGTGATTTTTATCTTAAATTAGAAATTGCTGAAAAATTTGGTGTATATAATGTTATACCATTCTCAGCTTACTCAATTATTAGAGAAGAAGGTACAGACGCTAAAAATCCTACTTATGTAAGATTTAAATATGACCCTACAAGCGTATCAGGTATTACAACACCACAAACACAATACGCTTTAGGTACTGCTACAGCAGATATTTACTTTGAAAATTTTGAAATGGCTCACTTTAGATTAATAAGTGATGTTAACTATTTACCTTATGGCAGAAGTTACTTAGAACCAGGTCGTAAGATATTTAAACAAATGGTTTTGATGGAAGACGCGATGTTGATTCATAGAATTGTTCGTGCTCCTGAAAAACGTATTTTCTATATGAACGTAGGTGCTATTCCTCCGAATGAAGTAGAAGGATTTATGCAGAAAACAGTTCAAAAACTTAAAAAAGTACCTTATGTTGATCCACAAACAGGTCAATATAACTTGAAGTTCAATATGATGAACATGATGGAAGACTTTTACATTCCTGTAAGAGGTAATGACCAATCAACTCGTATTGATACAGCTAAAGGTATGGAATATAATGGTATTGAAGACGTTGCTTACTTAAGAGACAAATTATTTGCTGCTCTTAAGATACCTAAAGCTTTTATGGGGTATGAGAAAGATTTAACAGGTAAAGCTACATTAGCTGCTGAAGATATTAGATTCGCTCGTACAGTAGAACGTATTCAAAGAATATTATTATCAGAATTAACTAAGATTGCATTAGTACATTTATATAGCCAAGGATATGATGGTGAAGCACTAACTAACTTCGACTTATCATTAACAACACCATCTATTATCTACGATCAAGAACGTGTTAACTTGATGAAAGAAAAAGTTGAATTAGCTTCAACCATCTTAGAAAATAACTTATTACCAACTGATTGGATCTATGATAATTTATTCCATTTCAGCGAAGATCAATATGATGAATATCGTGATTTAGTAGTTGAAGATAAAAAACGTAAATTTAGATTAGCTCAAATTGAAGAAGAAGGTAATGATCCAAATGAAAGTGGTCAAGTATATGGTACACCATCTCAATTAGCAACAGCTTATGGTAAAGGTAGAGGTGATGGTGAAGTACCAACAGGATATGATGAGAAAAATCCAAACGAACCTGTACACCTTGTTGGACGCCCTGAAAAATCAGCATCAAACATTAATCGTCAAGATAATGCACTTGGTAAAGATCGTATTGGTGTTAAAACATATAGTACAGCAGGTGCTGACCAAGAAGATAGCTTAGCTAAAACTCAATGGAAAGGTGGCTCACCGTTAGCATTAGAAACATATCTTAAAAACAAGAAAATGTTTGCTCAAATACCAGTTCCACGTAAAACAACATTATTTGAAAACGGTATGTTAGATGAAAATAATATCCGTGAAGAAATTAAATAAACTACATATTTATAAGTAGTATCATTATACTAGACTATGCGTATTAAACATAATAAATTTCGTAACACTGGTGTATTATTTGAGCTATTAGTGCGTCAAATAGCATCAGATACGTTAGCTAATGCTGATTCTAAAGCGGTAAAGATTGTGAAAAAATATTTTCATAATAGCGAAATCGCAAAAGAACATAAACTTTATCATACTGTTTTAACAGCTCCACGTTTAAGTGAGGGTAAAGCTGAGGCTTTAATTAATATTACTATTGATTTAGCTAAAAAATTAAATAAAGAAACATTACTTAAAGAAAAATACAACTTAATTAAGGAAATTAAAAAACATTATAACCTTGAAAGTTTCTTTAAGTCTAAAGTGAATAACTATAAAGCATTAGCGGCCGCTTATACATTGTTTGAGGTAGCTATGGAAAATAAGTTTGTTGAACCAAAACAAGTGGTGTTGAACAAACTTACTTTAATGGAACATATCACTAAGAAAACATTAATTGAAACAACTGACACTGATATCGCCCAAGCATTATCTAAAGAAGATAAAAATGTACGTATCTTAGCATATAGAATGTTAATTGAGAAATTTAATTCCAAATATTCTAATTTAAGTGACCGCCAAAAATCAGTGCTTAAGGAATTCATTAATAATATCTCTAATCCTGAACATCTTAAAACTTATATCAACGAGAATCTTAATAAGGTTAAAACTGAATTAACAGATTTAATCACACAAGTTGATGATAAGACAACTCAAATTAAATTAAACGAAGTTATAAGTTTAATTAAACCGATTTCTAATAAATCGTCTGTAAAAGATGATCATTTAGTTACATTATTACAATATCAACAGTTAGCTGAAGAAATTAAAAGGATTAACTAAATGATACACATCATTGAAAATAGAATCTTACATGAGCAACTGCTACAAGAAGCTTTCTTAGATAGTGTCAAAGACTATGCCAAAGAAAAATACAACAAAACAATTACTACAATCAGTGACTGGAAAGATTT